TATTATCTTTTTTGGTTTTAAGAAACTTGTCCATGAGCAAGGAAGAGGAACAGGATTTAACTACTCAAGCGCTAGAAATGATTTTCAGTCACCCAGACATACACACGCGTCTGTGGAAACCACTTAGATTACATCTAACCTATTATTTAACTTGTACGGCAATTATTCATATGATTACCATCACCATATTGATCATCATACTATGGAAACTTATGCGAAGTTCACGTTACACGACCTCCTCGGCGTAGGATGCCAGGACGCCGTTCAGCAGACTGAAGAAGGTCAGTGTGAAGATCCACTGGAAGATCTCCCGACCCTGAGGAAACTGCAACTTGGTCAACTTATTCTTACCAATGTTGTAATGCACAAGCCCTTCAATGAAGAATACCAAAAAGGTAGTTAAGGCGACGACGCCAATCATTTATAATTCTGGAGATTAATATTAAGGATGCAGATCTTCGTGAAGACATTGACAGGAAAAACTATTACGCTAGAGGTTGATTCATCGGATTCCATTGACAACGTGAAGGCAAAGATTCAAGACAAGGAAGGAATCCCACCGGATCAGCAGCGGTTGATCTTCGCAGGAAAGCAGTTGGAGGACGGTCGGACCCTTTCGGACTACAACATCCAGAAGGAGTCCACTCTCCATCTGGTGCTTCGTCTGCGCGGTGGGATGATCGAGCCTTCGTTGATCCTGTTGGCGAGAAAGTACAATTGCGACAAGAAGGTATGTCGTAGGTGCTATGCCCGCCTTCCGCCCAAGGCAACCAACTGTCGCAAGCGTGGGTGTGGTCACTCGAGTGATCTTCGTTTAAAGAAAAGGGCGGAATCTAGAAAAAGATGAAGACCACTACTGACGTTGTTCATCAGAACCTCGGATTGGTTCACAAGCTTTCCTATAGATACCAGCGACCTGGTATTTCTAGAAAGGATCTCGTTCAGGAAGGGACGTTGGGGCTACACCGCGCGATTGTGAAATACGATCCATCGAAGGGAGTCAAGCTGTCAACCTATGCCTATCCTTGGATAAAGTCATACATGTCAAGATACGTTCAGAAGACCAGAAAAGCTATGGACTATCTACCGGTCGCGGAGGTATACAACCCCGAACCAGAATCAGAAGATTTAAACAAGGCAGAAGATATAATGTCTTGTTTGAACCAAAAACAGAGGGTTATCATCGTTTGTCTTTACATACACAACATGAGTGTTTTTCAGGTTGCACAAGCCATGAATATTACTGAGACGCAGGTGACATGGCAAAGACAACGTGCTATGCAGAAAATGCGTCAGTGTAGTCTCAAATGATTATTTTTTAATATTAGAAATGGAAATGTATGACTTGAATGCCGGTGGTGGTGGTGGTACACCTCTGACCTACAATCCTTCCATACCGGACAATGGCGCTGGTGTTGGTGCAGGACTAACTGTACCGAAACCTGGAAATTCTAAAGAAAGGGATACAGGATATGATGCTCAACGAACTGTGATAGACCGAAAAAATAATGATGATAAACAACAAGGAAACCCAATGCTTACTAGTATGGCATTTTCCACTCCAATCTCGGAACTCGAATATGAGGAGCCTATGAACAATATGATGTCAGGCGATATGCATACAGTCATCCCTCCTCAGGCGTCCGTGGCTCCCCATGAGATGCTCATGGCTCAGCCCGCACAACAGGCGCAACAAAAACCGCCTTCTCCAGAAGCTACCACGCCCGTGGTGGTGGTTGAGGAGAAGAAGTATCCTCTTGGTCTGACCAAGGAGCAATACGAGGCTGTGATCGTGGCTATCCTTGTCGCCCTGGTATTCTATCCTGAAGTTCAGGCGAAGTTGGCTATTTACATCCCAAACTTTATGTCCAAGGATGGATCTCGTAGCATGGCCGGACTGGCTGTCAGTGGTCTTATCGTCGCGGTCGGTTTCTATCTGGCCCGCAGGTACTTTGTTGACAAGTAATTAAAGAAATAAAACACTATAAAAATACAATTGTGAAGAAATCCGGTTCTACAGAATGTGGTTCACGGGTTACATTTAGTCTTACTTTTTAGAATAATGGTAATAATTTTAAAAAATAATAAAAAACTCTCCGAATGGGTTTCGATCCCATCACCTCAAGATTAACAGTCTTGCGCTCTACCTAATGAGCTACCGGAGAACAATGTGAAATCACCCAGGCAATCCACTCCTAAGAGGCTACCTCGGCTTGACCTTCACATTGTTATCTTGGAGTTTATGTTTAACTATTTGACGCATGAAGAAATCTCCTGACATCAGGACGAGCGGAAGGGGTCCGAACATCAATATGGTCGGAGCAACAGCGATGGCCACGCCCACCTTCTGTCTTAAAGAAAGATCTTCCATATATAGTAATGTATGGTTATTCTGTCTGGCTTGTGCCACTGAATCATCGTCTTCTGACCAGGGTCTACAAGTTTAGGCACATCCCACACATAACCATCTCGACCAATCATGCGACCGTACCTGATCCTGACAACCTTGGACGTCTCTATGATGTTGTGAATTTCAAGCCATACGGAAAGATTGGAAAGCAGTACGTGGTTGATCCACTGCACGCGCTTGGATGGGAGTGTGACGTAGAGGATCTGGACATTCACCACACGCCTCACATGAGTCACAGGTATTCGTTCTATCCTTACGACAAGGTGTATTCAGTGTATCCCACCCCGATCCGTTTGATCGCGGAGGTCTGTGTGGCGGACACCCGATCCCCTAACTGGGAGGAGTGGAAAATAATTAAAGAAAAGATTCCAAGATAAAGTACAATGGCTTTTTTACCTTTTCTTCGGCATGGCGATCTTTATGACCTTCTGGACACTACGTCCAAGGTTCTGAATGAGCTTCCTAACATGGAGAAGCAGTTTAATAATAAATTGGCTGACAGATATCTATACAAGCGTACCCACACCACGGATGAGGGTTTCGAGATTGAGATGCACCTGCCCGGAGTGGGCAAGGACAACATTCATATCACCCTTTCTTCTGATGATCACGAGGTGACGGTGGCATACGGTGAGAACCGAAGTGCCTCATTCGATTTGCCCAGTTACGTGGATGTATCGGATGAGGGGTACAAGGCGAGTTACATTGATGGTGTGCTCAAGCTCTTCTTCAAGATGCGAACTTCGGACAAGAAGCGCCGGGAGATCAAGCTTGATTAGACGAACAATGTTCCGCCGAGTCCGCCTTGGCAGCGGAAAATGTTATAGTTTACCGCGTAGAGTCTTGCTTTACGCGATATGCTATTATTGACCAATAATAGATCGAAAATCTGACTGGAAATACGGCTCATGTTAACAGTTCCTTCACCCACGTTGAATATGTTTATCTTGTAACTTGGCGTTTGAGTGTAGTAATTGTAAGGTTGGATAGCTCTCATGTTCATTTGATCTAGGTCAAAATAAACTTGACCGTTCAAGAACAGTCGCCACCTGACCACTTGATCATTGGAATAGCTTACGTAACTTGTGCTTGCTTCTGAACTATAGTCAAACACGCCTCTGGTTCCAGAATCATTTTGTACGATCAATATCATTTCTTTTACGGGATTTTCGAATTCAGTTTTGAAGCGTATTTGATTAAGGTCACCCAAAGTGATTCTGGCAAGTTGTACTTGCGATATGGTATAGTCCAATTGCTTTCCAAGGAAAAACTTGCGATGTTCTTCATTCAGGTAGACAGCCTGTAGATCGAGCGCGACATCTGGCACAGGAAGGTTACCTAATTCCTCTTGCGTTCTAAGTGTTATCTTGACTTCAATAGTGTGTCTGCCAAGAGCCAGAAGAGGAAACGAATTAGCATATCCCTTTCCAAAGAATGGTATTTCAACCAAGAATTGTTTCGTGACGGATGTTGTTCCATAACTAGTGGGTGTGACATTGCGTTTAAGAATGGCGTCATTGCTGTTTCGCTTTCTCTGTGTGTCTGTGATATCCGATATAACCGCCATATACTCTCCGGTCATGCTGACTATAGTCTGCCCACCGACTAACAATTCTGCACGCTCTATGAAGGCATGGCCTGCATCTTGTGGAACAGTTTGAGATTCAACGAAACTGAAATTCACGAGAAAAGATGTAATAATGTCACATGTATCATTTTCTATTGTACAAATCGATGTTCTTCCATAGTTAATATCTGATCCAAACGCCAGACGAAGGTTCTCTGTCGTGTATCCCGAACGTTTTGTAAATACTTTTTGATAGAAACTTTGTTGTGGATCACCTGTCAAAAAGGTGTCATGGTATCCTGTGACGGCAAGCCGCATACTATTATGATGTGTCAAAAAAAGAATTGAAAAAATACATACGACTAATAGACATGAACATTCAACTCAAAAAATTCAATCCCGCTTCAATGGGTGACGACAAGGTTTGTGTATTCATAGGAAAGCGAGGCACAGGGAAATCGACGTTGGTGACGGACATCCTCTATCACAAAAAGCATCTTCCGGCGGGCGTGGTGATGTCGGCGACCGAGGAAGGCAATCACTGGTACCAGCAGTTTATTCCGGACTTGTTCATTTATGGTGAGTATGACAAGGACATCATAGAGAGGGTCATCGAAAGACAGAGGAAGATGGTAAACATGAAACCACCCCCAGGAAAGAAAGAACTAACATCCAGAGATGTTGGAGCCTTTATCCTGATGGACGATTGTATGTACGACCGACGGTTTCTCAAGGATGCATGTATTCGCCAATGCTTCATGAACGGTCGCCACTGGAAAATTTTCTTTATGTTAACGATGCAATACTGTATGGACTTAAGCCCCGATTTGCGCGCTAATGTGGACTATGTCTTCATCGCTCGAGAAAATGTAATCCAGAACCGAGAAAAGTTATATAAGGCATTCTTCGGAATCTTCCCAAATTTCGACATGTTCAACCAGGTGATGACGGCGTGCACCGAAAATTACGAGGTACTGGTTCTGGACAACACCAGCAAGTCCAATCGGATCGAGGACTGTGTATTTTGGTACAAGGCCAAGATCCATCAGAACTTTAGGGTCGGCTCTGCACAATTCTGGAATCTCCATCAGAAGACCTATAAAAAAGCAGGAGGCGCTACAAAACCTGGTCAGGATCCCAATGATGTCAAGAGAAATAGGAACTCTCAAGCCCTCCAGGTGAAGAAGTTGAAATAATTATTCAGGGTCAGGACGATGACCGAATGGACATCCGACACAATGGAGACCAAATCAATCGCACTCGTTACGAACGCGCTCGTCAACTCCGGGTTGGTGAGCGAAAGCAAGGCGGATGCGTTGGCCACTCATCTCAGCAAGGGCGCTAAGAACTGGTGCATCAAGAAAATGAAACCAGGGAAAATAAACGAAAACAAAAAGGAGTTACAAAAATACAACTCAAAGATTTGGACAGAATATCTAGCCAAGAGAAACTACATTTTCGATGTTACTGAAAGTGGAGTGGTCAAGCGCAAAACTCCTTTAGTGGAGAAACAGGAACGCCTTTTGGCTATCAGGGACAAGATGGTTGGTGAAACATTTGTCCCACCTATCAAAAAGGTCAGCAAAAGACTTCTTGATCAGGCACGACTCAAGAGACTTCTTACTTTGGTCAAGAAAGACATTGACGAGATGGAAAATGAGATGAAGGGTCTGTCAATGATCAATCAAAATCTGGAACGCTACTTTATTCGTCGACCTTCTTTCAAGCCCAAGGTTTTTATTGGTGAAAAGGAAGAATACCTCGACCTTCCCGATATCACCAAGAGGAAGCGCATCCTCAAGAGACTTTTACACCTTCTGAACATGAAACGTTTTGGCAAGATGGACAAGATACATGAGAAACTCACACAAGTTCGCAGGGACACGATGACCAGTCTGGTTCAGATACAACGCGACATCTTCATCAATTCCAAAGAGTGTTGGGTGCGCGCTGAAAGGGCATCAGTCTTGGACAAGAAACATGCGAACGACGAACTCAAAGCCGAGCATGTCAAGATATCGGAACACATTTCATCAAACCTAAGCGACTACATGGTCGAGGTGCCAAAGCCTTTCAAAAACGCCACGGTCATCAGCGAGAACGACACACGGGCAAACTGGAAGAATCCAGAGTTCAAACGCCTCTACGCGAACCGGATGCGATCAATGATCTACGCGATCCGCAACAACGACAAGTCCAAGTTTCTGGACAGAATCAAGAGTGGTGAACTCAAGCCCAACACATTCGACTCTAAGGAGATATGGGACCTTTGGTATCAGGAACCCAAGAAGGAGGTGGTCGAGAAGAGGCCAGAGGAATACGAGGATGGGATGTTCAAGTGCGGCAAGTGCAAGTCTATGAAAACCACCTACGTGGAGAAACAAACGCGCAGCGCAGATGAGCCCATGACCTTATTTATCACCTGCAGGATGTGTGGTACTGTGATGAAGCGTTAAAGGAGAGACATGGAAGATATTTAGAATGTGTAGTATCTGTGGTGAAGACATTTCCTTCGTCTGTAGAGTCAATGTCCGTTGCGGTCACCACGTTCATCACGAGTGTCGATTAAACCTCGTCCCATTTACAAAATGTTCAATATGTAATAGATTTATAATTGATAAACTTGATGTCCACTTGAGTGACGGAGATGAAATATGTCACAAGCGTTGTGATACAAACACGCGACGTTACTATCCACCCTGTCCAGTGGAAGGTTGTGGCATGGCTCTGCATAAACACCACGTCATCACGAACAAACAGTGTCAACAGCTCATAGTAGAACTCGAAGGAAAGACGTATGAAGAACGCATGGCGATCTATCTTTCTTACGGGTTCCGTGAAGATGAATTAGGTGGCGGAGAACTTGACGAAGAAACATGGAAAAGAATTCAGACAATAATTTCAGTATCTTCGCAAGAAAAGGACATAGAAGAACAAGTTGTGATACCGAAAGAATCTAAACCGAAACTGATCATTCCTCCACCCAAGGCCTATGAACCCCGAGAACTTGCTCCCGGAGAGCGATACAAGCCACCGAATAAGTCTAGACGATCCCAAGAACGCGGAGCTTCTCTAAAAACTCTAGTTCCTCACTCTGTGAAGGATAGGGTTCATGTGCCCCCTCAAGAAGATTTTGCTTTATTTTCACGATGTCCAATCTAGAAAAGGTCACAGATCCGAGAATGTAGTCCTCGTAGGCCTCGGCGACCGCTGGAATCAGTGGCTTCACCAGGTCGTACATCGCCTTGGCGTATAACTGGATCTCCGGTTGGGCATGACTGTCCATCCTGAGACGCAGATAGTGAAGAAGATTGTGCAAGTTTATCTTCCAGTAGAACTCGGTGTAGGTCGACAGGGGCAGGTGCTCCCGCGCCGTCTCGCGGGCAACCCCATGGTCAAGCAAGCTTTGATAGACCTCAAAGGCCTGTTCGCATGAAGCCTTCTGATCCCTCAAGAGCACCATGGACTCGGGCGAAACCAGTACTCCATCGGATCCCTGATGGTTTACCTTGGACTGACCACGGAACTCCGCCGGAACGTGAAACTCCTCGGGCAACTGTGAATACCTACCCGAAATTTCATTGATGCTGGCAGTCCGGTGACGCATGTGCTGCCGAGCCAGAAAGATGGGCATCTTGATGTGAAATTTGAAGTCGACCATCTCAAAAGGGGTTGTGTGGGCGTGACGGAGCAGGTAGCGAATCAGTCCGCGGTCACTCCGAACACTCTTGGTGCCTTCTCCATACGAAACGCGGGCGGCTTGCACTATGGCGTGATCAAGATCCTCCCTCGGCATTGTATCGACAAGACGTACGAACCCATGTTTCTCAACACGGATTTCTGACATTTATACTACTATCGAATGTATTCTCTAATTAACATCACATCACAATCACCCTCCACCGGAAGACCCTTGTCCCTCCACCCTTCCAGACCATCTTCAAGGACAAATATGTTAGTAAACCCATATTCGTTCATGTGAACCTTGGCCATCTTGGCAACCAGTGACTGTTTGTTGTTTCCGTAAAGTACTATGGCTTGGTCGAATCCAGGAAATGTTCGACCCGTTCCTGAGAAAAGACCTTCCCCTCGCTTTTCGACATCCATGTAAGTTACCTTTTCAACTTTTTTGGGTGGTTCGCTTGGAGTATCTGGCTTCGTTGTCGGCATCACGATGGGTTCATTCTGTCTGGCGACTTCAACGTCGTACATTCGGAACGCCCTCTCCAAATCAGTCTCTTTGTTGATCTTCAACTTGGTCACTTCTTCCAATTTCTTGGACTTCTCGGCAAACTCCATGGGCTCGATGTTCCTCAAGGGTCTCACTTGTTCAAAAGCAATTCTGGCACTGTTCTCTTCTATCCGAGCACTGTTGGCATCGTCGGTTGCTGTGATCACCCTAGCCCGTGCCAACAACAGGCGATCAGATCGCTCCCGAAGCACCTTCTCCTCATAGGATCTCTTTTCAATCCGCTGGGGGTCATTTTCACCAGCAAGGATGGCATTGATACGATCAAACTCCGCCATGGGAAAATTGATCGAGTTTGGAAGCCTGCAATTATTAAAATGCTTCTGTGAACCTACGTGAATCAACATGAGATTTGGTCGCGACAATCTGAGGCTATGTAATTGTTCTGGTGAAACCATTATATTAATATTACTCATAATTTCTTACGGCGAGTGCCACGGGAAAGCGAGGAACTCCATCTTGGGTGAGTCCTTGAAATTGAACGGTGAGCATTTCACCCATCAACTTGCCTCGGTTCTTCCACAGCTCCCTTCGACTCTCCATGGTTCCCTTGGGTCGAGCCTTGAATGTGTCTCCGTCCTTGGTTTCGCAGATCCAGATGGGTGTCCCACGGTCCTTGCCTTCCGCCTCCTCGGCTCCCACGATTTCAAATTCCTCAGTCATCATCTTCTTGTACTTGATGCACTGGGACGAGCGCCTGTTAAGCAAGTAGGGACTATCAGCCACGCGCACCACCACACCCTCGTGACCCTCTGCCACAAACTTGTCGTGATATTTGTCAGCATCCTTGGCGGTCCCTTGATAGGCTGGAACAATCTTGATCATGGGGTGATTGATTTTCTTGATGATTTCCTTCAGTCTCTCGTAGCGTTCCATGAAGGGCATCTCCAATTGACTGAGACGAAAGTAGTCAAAGCAGTGAAACTCCAACTTGGGTGCGTATGGACTTTCTGAACCACGGGCAGCACTGGTGATCTGTTCGAAATCCAAGTCCTTACAAAAGAGTTCACCATCCAAGAACTCGCCCTCCTCCAACGTTCCTTCCAGTGCCTTTTCCAGGTGGGTCAAATGTTCAATCCTCTGTTCATTCCTGGACTGGAGCAAGAGTCCACCACCTGAAAATCCAGCGAGCATCCTGACACCATCCAACTTGGGCTGAAAGCGAATGTCACCGTCAATTCCATAGGATCTCGAACTGAACGAGTAGAGTAGCATGGGTCTGAGGACAACTTCGGATCTCAATTGAATGTTGTCCATGTACCCCAACTTGACCTGTTTTCGCCACATCTGAGCGGCCTGCTCCTCGATGGGAGTCTTGCGTTTGGCATCTGGAGGGCGTTCCGTCACAGATCTTTTACCATCAATAAGACCTGTGGTTCGTCTAATCATTCCGTTGACGACCTCGACTTGCCAAATGCGAGTCTTTCCTTTGGCATCTTTGCCATAAAGTGCAGGAAAGAACGTCATTTAACTAATATAGTGTTTTTTGTTTAAACCCCAGTGGAACCGAAGCCTCCCACGCTCCTAGGTCCGAGACCTTGATTCCTCGCGTGATCAATAAGGTCTGGCTTGAACTGATGGTCTGGTAGTTCTGATGGGTCAGGAGCCACCGGAGGATCCTGAATGGGAATTTGTGGATACAGATCCGGGTCCTCAACAAGGTCACAATGCTCATAACGCTCCAGAACCATCTGAGCGATACGATAACCCTGCTTAATATGAAACGGGCGATTTCCGTGATTGAAAAGAACGACCCGAATTTCACCCTCATAGTCCCTGTCGATGACACCGGCGCCCACCTCGATACCGTGTTTGACGGTCAGACCCGAGCGACTGGCGATGCGGGCATAGCATCCCTCGGGAATCTTGACTCGAATCCCCGTGGGAACCACGAACCTCTTGCCCTCATGTACAACGCAGTCCGAGCAGGCATAGAGATCATAGCCCGCGGAAAGTTCTGTGCCCCGTGTCGGTAACATAGCATCAGAATGCATCTTCTGAACAACTAAGGTTTGCATGTTTTTGATATTCATGTATAGAATCTTTTCTTTAAATGTGAAATGGTCGTTTGTGGATTGTCTGCACGCCCAAAATCTTCATCACTGTTTGTATTATATACACAACTATTAGGATGTGGTGTTAAAACACGCAAGAGTGGAACAATAAGTGAACCTTCTCTTAGTTTAAACCAGAAACGCTTATATGGATTATTACAACTTTTACACAAGGGTACTAAACCTATGCGTTCACTTCCCTTTACTATAACATGCGCGGTATCACATGCATCATTAAAACAAAACTTATTTGAACATTTACCAAATTTTTCACCTGTTATCCACTCATGTGCTTGTTTTTTATTACCATTAACATACCATTCTGAATCTCTAATACTAGAACCTTCTAGATTTTTAACCTCTATATCCGAATCTGTGACCCACACGAGCCATTCACATTTTGCTACTTCCTCTAACATTATTTTCATTTATAGATTATTCTTTTATTTAAGTACCACGCAACAATGATCAGAATTATGAAATACCATATCTGATTATAGAAAAACCTGGCAAATTGAATGATGTAAGCCAAAAGATATTGAAGAGGATTTGTTGGATTTGCCGAGTTTCGCATGAGAAAGCGGGTCACCTTGGTCCACATCCAGTTTATGAATATAGACCATTGACTCAAAATTTCAGGAGTCCCGTCGGGTATGATGAGGTAATGTAATTTGAGCATGAGACGGGTCTTGCCACTCGGGATAGTTCCACGGACACAGTGATAGTCCCTGTTGTATTCGATTCCATTGAAGTCGCCGGTGGACAATTTGCTGGTCTTGTCACCGACCTGTGTGAAAACGGTCGAGTTGTCATTCAGTGCCAGAATGATTCTCACCAATTTGCTAGGACCTTCGATGAACTTGTAGGGAGCGTCATAGTGACAATCCACAAGCACTCGGTCACTCGCCTTGGCGTCCAACGGAGACACGCTGACAAACACCTCGTCGATGGAGGGCACCGAGCGGATGGTCGAACCTGGGTAGTTTTCCAAGAGGGTGTCGCGAATGATGGACGAATTTCTGAGCGTGTCAATTGCATTCTTTATAGTAGGGTCCTTGACGACCTCGGTCCATGTGTGGTCAGCCATCGGGTTTCCATTGCTCTTGTAATGGTCTCGAAGGATGGTCATTTCATAGGACTCTGGTATTTTGCCTTGAATGAGCATATTATAATATGGTCGTATTATAAATGGCAGAGCACGATCACAAGGAATGTGACAAGACACAGCCCGTAGCGAACTGGAAGTGTATCTGGTTCACGTTGGCGTTGGCGGGTGGGTACTGGTATCTTCCTCCTAAGAACAAGTGGGTGCTGTTGGGGCTGCTTTACTTCCCCTACATCGTGTTGGCGTGGTACGATCACTGGTATCAGTGTCAGCGCAACCTCGGACCGACCTACCTGGCTTTGTTCTACTGGTGGGCCAAGCCCAAGGACAGCGAGCAGATCCAGAAGTACAAGAACTGGTGTCCCGATATCAAGAACAAGGTGCTTAAAATTGACCTCGTGATCTTGGCATTGGGGATGTTGATCCTGCCGTGGTTCCTTGCGTGGAAGCCTTAAAGTCCAAAGAAGTCTTTGACTCCATCTTCCACAGCACCTGCGAATGCATTGAGTGCGTCGTTGATAGCTCCACTGATATCGATACCCGATGGTATTATTGAACCACCAACTTTGAATAGTTGTTCCATGGATTTTGAAATTCCATCCTTTACTACACCGATGCCGGGAATCAAGTTGAACCCTGGTATGGAAAATATCATGTTGGTGATGGCTCTTGGTATTGCGCCAAGGCTGGATTCCATGAATGCGTTTCCAAAATCTTTGAGGAACTCGATTGAAAGCATGAACAGCGCTATGACGAATTGACTGAGCCACGTCCATCCGGTCACCAGTGCCCATCCGATTAGTTTACTTACATATCTCCTACTGTTTATTCCCTGATTGACTATCCATTCCGCTGCATTGCGTATTGAGTTTCCGAGATTGGTGAGGTAGCCTGCAAATGCCTGTCCTTGGGATACCATGTTAGTTCCCACGAGACTAAGGAAATTCACGATGGCTTGTCCAACCGAAGATGCCAGATTCACAAAGGCTAGGCGTATCCCGTTGAAAAAGTTGGCAATCGCATCTGACACGATGAGTAACTTTTTATCAAAGTGAAGAAACCAATCTAGTAGTAAGGCAAGGATGTTCATCTAGAAATAAATTAGATTAAATTTTTATCATGTTCAACAAGAACATATCGTCTGGAAGTCTAATGACATCGATAACAGGATCCTTGCCAAATATATGTCCAAACATGCTAGTGATAGCAAGATTAAAAAGTTGTTGAATTTGGAAAAAGTAAACCTCGTACCAAAATATGATATACTCTATATAGTAGTCTGCGGCATCTCCACTGGCTATCCAGTCTGTTACTTTGATAAAGTAGTCAGTAAAGAACCTGATGGGACCAATGATCAAGTTGTCCACGATAAAATTTATACCCATGAATACGTATTTCGGAACGGTGACAACCAAGAATTCAAGGACCTTGAACTGAAATTTTACAAGTGAAAGAATGGCTTCTGGTAGCCACGAAACAAACTTGATGGGTGGCATGATGATCCAATTGATTATGAAGTTGGTTATCGTGGTAAAATTGAAAAATCTCGGGATGGCCAAGTAAAAGTCATCGAGTTTTTTGGTATCCTTTTTTAGTGCCTTGAATACTAATTTAGTAATCGGGTAATACAAAAGGAATAACACGGGTGGAATAAACCCTACAAATGGTCCAAGCATAAGTGTTAAGAAACCTGTCAGAATGTAGTATTCCATACTAATATCAGTATATAAAATTTATATTATCTAAATCCTGCCATTAAAGCTGAATATACCTGATTTGCGCTCTGTGCTACTGATTCTTGTGCGCTCCGCGAGGAACCCGATCGAGTGGATTGGGTCTTCTCGAATTGTTCTGGGAGTGGAGGTATTATGTCCTCGTCAATCGTATCTCCCATGGTGACGATCAGTCTAAGAAGCTTGATACTTTGATCCCACAGCGCTTTGAAAGCAATGACCAATTCGGTCCATAGTTTAGTGACTTGTTCGGACAAAAACTTGAACGAGTTCGAGATAAGATTGAGTGTTTCAGTGTAAAGTTTAGTCATGTTGTTCCAATTTTCTGTGACGACCCTAAACCACGAAGATAGACCATTGACGATGGCATTCCACAGACTCACGACGGCATTCACCGGTGTGAGAAGAAGGTTCTTGAAGGTGTCTTTGTCTTTTTTCAGTTTCTCATTCCCTGATTGATTGGACACGTGATCAATCCACGTTGAAATCACCTGCCACACAAGTAGCAGCATGGGCACTCCCGCGACGAGACCGAACGGCGAAATGACGATGAACATTTCCAAGGCTGCCAGGGAAATTGTCCAATAAATGATTGGCGGGAAGACTATGTCCAATAATTTTGGCGCAGGAATCAACCTCCTCAAGATGATATAGATGTATGAAAATATGATTGTCGAAAGAATGAATATCATTATCTACTATATGAAAATATTTTTAGTCCATGATATTAGATATGGGTCTCCCCATCAATAATCTTCTGAGCTGGAAGAATCTCATGTTGATGACCCTCGGGTTTTCATTCATAGCGGCACCTCTTGGAGTTCCTCCGCTGCTTGGTATATTGGTTGCGGCTCTTATATTTGGTCTTTCACATATAGACGAAAAGGTCAGGGATCCGAACAACAAAAAAGAGCGTCAAGAGGCTTTCATCTCGAGTCTCGTGTTCGGTCTTGTTGCCTCTTATGGGTTTCTTGCGCTGATGCTGATCACAATGAGTCCTTCTGAATATTCAGAACTCTTTAAATTTGGTGGAATCATCTTCCCAATTTGTTTGATGTTTTTCGTCAACTACGGTGTCAGTCTCGGGTGGTGGCCATCTCCGTCTATATTCTATGTATCAATGCTTGTGTCAATGGTTCCTGCACTATTACTTCACACCAAGATTGGGATGGTTGGACCCAACGTGATCATTTCGAGTCTGGTGGCAAGCATTGTTTACGCGATACTCATCGGCGAAACAAAAGGCAAACCGGAACCTTGGATGAAGTGGCAGGCAATCTACATTGGCATTCTGGCAGGTTCGGCTTCCGCGGTGGGACTTAATTTTTTGGTAAAGAAACTAGAATCACCATTCGATGAACTTCTCATGGTCGTAGACGGTTACGTCGGATTCTCGTGGTTTCTTGTCTTCCTAATGTGGATACTTGTTCAAGCCAAGGCACCGATGCCATACAAGTGGGACACGATTTTTCAGATTAAGTAAAATCTAGGTGAATAGTAATAACATGGAGACGCATTACCTCGTGGTCAACTCTAATCTCAGGGACACGACGATGTATCCAAATGGTAACGCATACATCATGCATCTTTTGAACCCTATTGAGGACATTGTCAGGGTTGAACTGATTCAGGCTTCCGTTCCGAATGTCTTAGAAAATGTTACAGACGGAACCAACATCATTCAAGTAAGTAATGTGGTGAACAACACGCTTCATTCATTTTCAATACCCGATGGGTTCTATTCGGCTAGTGGTCTGGCAGCTGAAATAGAAAATGCCATAAACTTCGAGACTGGCGTGAATGTGACCTACCTTTCCAATGAAGGCAAGTATTTGTTCACCCGTTCCAACGTGAATCCGGCGTTCGACCTCAAACCCTCGTCCACCTTGGCTACGCTCATGGGATTCAGTGACACGAGCACCAGGACAGCGGTCGAGATCCAGGACGAAGCCAATACGACCCCCGCTTTCACGCTCTACGCGAACAATGACCGTTACAGACAAAATTTTTTCATCAAGTCCGATCGGCTCGTGAATCTGGCGGCAGACAATTACATCTTTTTGGACGTCCCAGAACTCAACACGGTTCGGATGCAGCAGGCTCAGCGACTTCAAGCGAACTCGTTCAGCACCACGGCGGCCCAGAACAGCTTTGGTCCCATACCACTGGACGTAGGCGCAGGTGGCATCAAGAATTTCAAAGAGACCAGCGACTACATCTACGGCGTGGACTTTGATCCGCCGATTTCATCCATCTCTCGGCTGACCGTCAGGTGGCGAAAGAGTGACGGTTCGTTGATCGATTTCCAGGGTCTCGACCAAAATTCGTTCATCGTCAAGGTGTTCAGCAAGTTCCGCAAGGACGACGTGGCACCCAACACGCGGATGAAAGCTGCCATCCAACGAGCTAAGCCACGACCGATTGTGTTAGTTCCGACTCAGCGTTAATCTTTCCAATTAGTAGAATGGACACGGACTATCTCGTGATAAATTCAGAAGATCGCGACACGACTCTGTATCCTTATTCAAATACATACACGATGTATTTGCCAAATCCCATTCGCTACGTGACCCGCGTGGAACTTGTTCAGGCGTCCATACCGAATGTGATTGAGAACGTCACCGACGGGACTGACTTCATACAGGTGAGCAATTTGGTGAACACCACGCTTCATTCATTCTCCATCGCAAATGGTTTCTATTCAGGTCAGGGATTGATGACCACCGTCCAGAACGCCATAAATTTTGAATCCAATATCGTGGTTTCATTTTTGGACGACGAGGGCAAATACTTATTTTACAGACCGTCCGGAGACGGTGACTTCAAGTTGAAGCCGTCCACACTCATGGCAAAACTCATGGGGTTCAGTGACGCGTCAGAGAGAACATCCACCTCGATCGCAGACGAAGCCGAAACCTCGCCAACATTTTCACTTTACGCAAACAACACGAGATACCGCGGAAACACCTTTCTGAAATCCGATAGAATCATAAATCTCAGCACGGACGATCAGATCTTTCTGGACATAAATGAACTAAACAGCGTCTGGATGGAACAGATGAACAAACTGAATGACACAACTGCCTCCCAGAACAACTTTGGACCCATTCCCATGGACGTCGACTCCGGTGAAATGAAAGAATTCAGTTCCACAAAAGATTATGCTTATGGCACGTCATTCAGTCCTCCTATTTCGCAGATTTCAAGACTCACTGTGAAATGGAGGAAATTAAATGGTGAACTAATCCAATTTGAAAATTCGCGAGATAACTCGTTCATGCTCAGGGTTTACAGCAGGTTCCGCAAGGGTGAATCAGTTGCCTAACAGACCCAACGATTCTCCTTCGAATAGCTGGTTGTTTTCATCCCTCCAGTCCACTGGCATCTGGGGTTTAATGTTGGGATTCCCCATGTGGACCCTAAGCAGAAGTTTGTGACCAGCTGCCGTGCCAAGCGAACCCGCACTGTCCAATACACGAATGGTGAGCTTATCGAAACTCACCGGATTCTTGTACTGAACACTGTATTTGAAATCGGTATTCTCTTGAAAGTACCTAACCGAACCCGCCGCAACGCCATTGGGAGGAACGGTGGCAAAGAAGCCACGGATCTTGGAACTGTCTGCGCCTGCCGTCACGGCACTGTCGGTGAAGGGCGAACGGAGTTCTTCGATGTCATAGACGATCGAGTTGCTTCCAGTGAAAACCGTCGCCTCGGCGTAAACCAAATCCACCTGGTAGACATTCCGGTAAATCTCTTGGAATTGCCTTGTGGAGACGTTTGATGTTCCTTCAATGTAAAGGTAGTGAACCTCGGAGTCCGTGCGGAGATCCATATTAGTATTAACCGAGAAAATCATACGCTTCTGGCAACGTCCTGACGACGCTGATGGGTCTCACATTCCTGTACATCCAGATGATGCTCTCGATGAACTTGAATGTGAAGAACGTCGGGTTGGTCACGATCGCTGACCGGATGACCTGTCTTTCGGTCTTTGGTTTCAACTCGCGCATCAATGAACTGAACTCCCATATCAGCCGTGGGATGGTAGCAACCTGAACGACCTTGACGTCAGAGAAGTCAAACAGAAAATTAAACTGCTCCTTCTTGAAGCAACTTCTCACGTCTTCTTTGAACGCCACCCAGTCCATGTGAGGCACCTCGGTGGTGTGAAAGACAAAGTGAAAAGTTTGGTTCGTCCAAAGTTTGGTGTAGAACATTTTGTTCATTAATATCAGGATGTATTTAATAATATTCATCATCATAATCATCTTGGTGGGTATACTATTTTTACAACGTGAACATCTTACAATGGATGAATTAAGGAAACAAATTGAATCTTCTGGACCAACACTCTTGCCACAATTCACCAGACTTCAATACGAAGAGAAGATCAAGGAGGCGGAAGCCCCAGCAAAACCAATACTGGAATCGTTACAAAAATCAGCGGGGATGGAAATAATCAGAAAAAGGAGGAGAGAACAAAACATAAACCCCGATAAACCTCTGACTATCGATGAAGGAATCCTTATAGAAGGGCCCTCTAATATAGAAAGGATCAAAAGAGAATTAATAAATAAGGGAATTTTTGAAGCATATGATTTAAATGACGAACAATTGATAAAATTCGCACAACAATGGGGAGTTAACACGTCGTCTCCGCTACAACAAATAAAAGATTCAACAGCAGACATGAGGGAAAAATTGAGAAAGGATGATGAATTGAGGAAAAAAATGGAAGAAGATTTCAAACGTGAGCAGGAAGAGAGAGAACGAAGATTTAAAGAATCTAGGGCACGATCGAGAGAAAAACAATCGAAAAAAGAATCTGCCTCGGCAAGGTTGAAAAGACAAAGACGTGAAAAGACTGCTGCTCGCAGAAAGGCACAAGCAGAAGCCAGGGCAAAGGCAGAAGCAGAAGCCAAGGCGAAGGAAGAGGCGGAAGCAGAAGCCAAGGCGAAGGAAGAGGCGGAAGCAGAAGCCAAGGCGAAGGAAGAGGCAGAGGAACGTGCGATGGTGAAGGCGGAGGCACGGGCACAAGAACAGGAACGAATTGAACAACAGTCAGAGGAAATTGCGAAAATTCAAGAGATAAGAAAAGAAGCTGAAGCGGCAATTCAACAACTAAGAGAAATACCTTTGGAAGAACGAATAAGGAGAAAAATATTTGTTCAACCAAAAATGGTTCACAAGCCATACCCTTTTGTGAAAAGTACACCTGCAAATCCACCTTACGATACTACAAAATACGAAAAAAGAGAGAATCTTTTCAAGACTTCAGAAATATCATCCATATTTCCTCGTCCAATTATATAGGATGTATTTAATACTTGTTGTTTTTATTGCGATTGCTCTCGTGATTCGCCTAGTATATTTACCGAACACATCGGACACTTGAATGCGTAGTTACTGCTTAGATACACGATGTTATTCAAACAAGAGACACAGACGTTGTGCTTGCAATTTATCTTCACAGGTCTCTTGTTTTCGTAGCACACCACACACATTTTCTTTTTCTTTTTTGGAAACCTTATTCTATCAAAATAAGTTTTTACGACATCGCCTACGTTTGTTATGGCTGGTTGAAGTTCAAGAAACATGATGCGAACGAACATTTTTACTCTATACCACAGAAACACGTCACGATCATAGTGTGTATGAGCGTAACCTCTTATCAACCATGGCATGAAAAATTTCAAGGGAGACATATTGTTGTGCGAGCGACAAAACACAACCGGAAACCCCATCATACTCGAGTTGCACCTGCCATTTCTCGTGCACCTCCAACCACTTTTTGTAATACCATAACAACGTAGGCCAGTTAGTTTAAAGAATCATCGGAACAAAGTGAGGTGTCGTCGTCATTGTCGTCGTCGTCATCATCAGAAGATGATGGAACAAAATCTTCATCCGAAGCGTCATTTGATATGAAAAGATTGTCACTCACCTCTTCGTAGCCAAGTGAATCCATGTCCCTGACAGCCGAATAAGAACTTATTATGTGTTCTTTGCTTATCCAGACTGGATTTCTGAATGAGTAATGACCTTGATTATCCGTCTCTTCTAGACATTTCACCAACACCGAAGTTTCTTTCTCATCGATCATTTCGGCGAGAATGACCCCGTCACCAAGTTGTATGTCCACAAACATAGTTTAGGATTTATGGGTCATAAATCTTTAAATGTCTTTTGCAGAACTCGAGACCGGTTTGTGGCTTGTGTGAACATGGCTTGCCATTGAGACATATTGCCTTGCACACTTTATGGGAATGGCGTTTCTGCATCTCTTTCTTTTCGGGAAGTTCATCAAGAACGATTATAGAAGGTCTTTCTTGAGAAACTTTTGATAGGAAATGTCTTTTCCATCCTATGATCATACTAAGTAGTCATTGGTGACAAATATTTAATAGGGTCCACCCATCCCGATGCGGTTGTTGATCGGAAGACGATCGCCAGCCAGTGTGGTGTTGACGGGCAGAGGGTTGGGCACGTAGTTGGTGGAGGCATCCCGGACATAGAGAATGTATGACGAGACACCCTCACGAACTTGCGGAAGCATCTTGTCCACGACCTGCTGATTCATGCGAGCGATCTGGGCGGCGACGTTGCCGTAGGGGTTCATCGCGTTGTTGATGTAGACGTAGCGCATAAAGGTCATCACGTCGCGGGGATTCTGCCGGTCGATAGAAAGACCAGTCTCGTTCCTGAACTGATTCCTCAGCATCGCCTGGATGCGTTCCAAGTTAGCCTGCTGAAAGAAAGCGGCGTTCAGGGGAGTCGTGGTCTTGTGCATGGAAGTGATCATACTCGTTCGCACGTCCGCAGACGGGATGGGGTCCTGATCAACGCCATTCAATGGGGTCAAGTTAATC